ATGCTATTATGGAAAATGGCGCAATCTTTTATCGTCTCCCAATTACGGCTTTTATTCAACGTGGTTATGAACCCTCAACTGTTCCCACCCAAAGACTTGATGAATTGGAGCTTTGGAATTCTTTTAGTTATTATCCTGCTGTTACTACTTATGATATTCTAGCCGGTCAGTCTGGTAAATATTTTGGTAAAGATAAAAAAACACATACAGGTAAATATTTATTTACTGTTGACTTTGCACATCCTGAAAGTAATATAGTCGACACCGAACATTCGGAAATACCGCACGAGCATAAGTGCGCTCACATAATTGCTTTAGACAATGGCAACTATGCAGCACAACCTAATAACAGAATCATTTGGAATCTACCTTCTTTCACAGTGAAAGATGAAACTCCTGATTGGAAGGTACAAACAAATGAATGGAATGTAGAAGATGCTAGTCAGTGGGTAACAGAAGATACTGATAAATTCTTTTACGAAATTGAAGAAAAGAAAAAATGATAAAAAATAAATTTAAGTCAAAAATGATGACAATCGTTATAATGACAAAAGCTAAAATAAAAGCTGTTTGGGAAAAAGTTTTTGGTAAGCGTTGTAAGTGTAACGACTAATGAATCTAGCAGATTTATTAAAGAAAAATATTGTAATGGTTCCGGTTGTAGCATCGGTGCTAGTTGGAACATTTACAGGTGTAAAATATATCGTTAACTTAACGGACACTATTAATGCAAACCAAGCAGAGATAGAAAAAATTCAAACAGTAGATTTAGTAAACATACAAAGAGATATGAAAGTATTAACTGATGGTGTTAATACTGTAATTGCAAAATTAGAAAGAGCTGAAGGCACATGGGAAATGGCTGAAAATTTATATGAAGTCTTAGCTGATAAAGTTAGACAAATGGAATACGATATCAAAGATCTCAACAGAGAAATAAACTATTAGGATGTATCATGGAGGTAGCCAGGATGAATTATTATTTTACAGGAATACTAATTTTAGCAATGACTTTTCTTGCTCTTTGTGCTGGCCCTGCGTATCCTAGAAACGAATATCTTAACGACGGTAACGCTAGATGTGGTGAAGTAGATTTGTCTGTATCCAATCGTGATTATGATTATGATAATTATGATAATAGTTGGAACGAAAGCAACTCTCAAGAATTTAGACTTACATTTAGAAAATATTTAGGTACAGACTGTAAAACGTCAAAAGAAAATGCACAATTAAAACAACAACTTGAGTTAATGAAAATGTGTAACAAAGTAAATAGAAATCCAAGTCTTGCACAAAATGAAAACTTTGCATTGTTAGTATCTAAATGTAGAGGTGTGGTGCCACAAGTAGATGAAACAGAAGCTATGCCTACAGGCAGCCTTTGGGATGAATTAAAAGACGATTACATTAAAGAAAACCCAGAATCTAAGACTTTAGATAACAATAACAGCACGTTGAAAGTGCCACCAGAAGGGTATATACTACCTATACCAAAACCTAAAGATGAGTAAAAAACCATTAACAATATCAGAAGAGGCAAAAGTGCAAATGCCTATGAAGACGGTTGCTAGCTTGATCGCGCTCGTTGCAATCGGCACCTGGGCTTATTTTGGTATTAATGAACAACTTAATAAACATAGCACTCAATTAGAATTATTTCAAAAAGACTTAGAACATAATACAGAATTTAGAATTAAATACCCACGTGGAGAACTTGGTCAGTCAAGTGGGGAAGCAGAGCTTTTCATGTTGGTGGAACATATGTCAGGATTGATTGAGTCTATGGATGAAGAACTAAAGGGTATGAGAAACAATAAAATTAATATAGATTTTTTAAAAGAACAAGTATCTAAACTACAGGAAGATGTAGAAAAATTAATTAGAAATGGTAATGGAGCACACTAATGATAGAAATGGTATTTGCATTATTACTCCTACAAGATCATAAAATTGTAGAACATCGTTATCACGAGTCGTTATCAAAATGTCTCAAGGCCAAGCGTTATGCTATGAAGGACCGAAACCCTACAGATAGAGTTGTATTTAAATGTATACAATCTAAGGCAAACATAGAAGTATATATGGGTGAGAAAAAAATTACTTCTTTGATTCTTGACTAAAAATAATAAAATTGCTAAAAAATTAAAAGATAGACGTTATCATCAACGTGTGATAAAAAACAAGAAAGCTTATGACAGGAAAAAAAACAATAAAGATTCA